TTATTGAAATTTTCGGTGAAGATTTAACTAACAAAGAAAAAGACAGTTTAGATATGGATATTACAATGATGTCAAAACCACAAAGGTCACCAGAAAAACAACCAAATCAACCTGATACAAAACCGGGTAAACCTGATAGAAAGAACCCTTCTGAAAGACCCTCAAGAAGACCGTTTACACCACCGCCAGGAATTGGCCCTGGTGAAGAACCTGGTCCTAAGGCAAAAGGTAGAAGAAGTTATATGAATGAAGACCCTACAATGGCACCACAACCGGCACCATCTAAACCTTCACCATCTAAAGAACCTGATACAAAACCGGGTAAACCTGATAGAAAAAATCCATCAGAAAGACCCTCAAGAAGACCGTTTACTCCACCTCCTGGGATTGGCCCTGGTGAAGAACCTGGACCTAAGGCGGATTATGATGATGATGTAGAATTTGAATAATGTATTTAATTTATATTAATAGGATAGGGACAACGTTTAAAGGGGAACACATTTTTGAGTTCCTCTTTTCCGATTCAACAAATTGGGAATGGGATGACTCTTGGTATGAATCGTCCGTTATGACTGATACTAGAGAATTAGCACCAGACGAATCTATAATTAAATTAGTCGGAACACTAAAAACAGATGAAATGGATTTAGAGTTAGTCCAAGAGGATGGTGTTCGTGATATTTATAACGCTGTAGAAGGTATTATAGCATTAGGTTGGGAAAAACTACAAGAAGATGGTGATATACCCGAAAAACGTAGAGTTTTTAAGTTTGGTGATACTAAAGAATCTGTAGACGAACAACTTTATGAATATGATTTAGCATTAAAATATAAAGAAAATAAAGTAACTGGATAATGGCAAATAAAGAAAAAAATAAAAAAGAACCTTATCTTTTAAGTGATGAGGAACATATAGGTGAAATCCAAAAAAGAACTATAACCACTTATGATGAAAAAGATAGAGAATCTAAATCAGATGAAATTTCTAAAGCCATTAAAAAGGCTAGACCTGAAGATGTATCTTATAATGAAGATGGTTCTATTTCTGTAAAAGAAGGTGATGTAAATGAGGTCGAAAAGTCTCAAGTCCTTAAATTTGACCTTAAAAGGGGACAAGATGTTAAAGCTTTACAACAAATGTTAGATAAACAAGATATACAAAGAGGTAAAATTACCGTTGGGACTGATGGTACTATTACTGTATCAGAAGGGTTAAATAAAAAAATAAATTTGTCGGAATCAGATATTATTCGTATTATTGAAGAAAATGAAAAAGTCATTTTAAAAAAATCTGAAATAATAGAAACAATACAAAATAATTTAATATCTGAAGCAAGAATGGAAGACAGTGTAAGAAGAAATTTTGAGAGCGGTGAAAACGATTACTCTGATATGTTAGACCCATCATTAATTAATCAATTGGCTCAAGAATCTTTTAATGATATCGCGGATAACATTAGAAGAAAGACTGGTAACCAAAATGTAACGCTGGATGACGTACAAAGACTTTTAAGTGGTTCTATTATGGATGCTGCAAGAGAAGAATATCGTATGGGTATTGAGAATCTAGAAAGAAAGGCGGTAGAAATGATTCGTAAAGAATATAATGTTCCGGCTGATGCTGTTGATTTTGATGCTAAAATTACAGGTATACCATCTAAAATGTTGGTTGGTCGTAATGTTTCTGATGCTGAAGCACAACAATTATCTAGACAACTAGGTGTTAAGGTTGGTAATATTAATCGTGAGGGTCTTAAAATGGAGAAGGGTAATTCACAACCTCCACAAGGTAAAACACATGAGGATTTAAAACCAGCTGTTAAAAGACGTAGGTTAACTAACGCTATGATACATGGAGCAGCAAGGAAGTCACAAAATCTACACCATTTAGATGACCAACTACGTCAAGAAAACCCACAATTAGGTCAGAGTTACGCTAACATAATGGCAGCAAACGACGCATCATATTTTATGATGGATGATCAAACAATTAAATCACAAGGTCAACAAGGGATTCATGCTGGAAATGTTAAGTTAGATTTATCTAACCCACAAAAACCTAAGATTATAGCACAAGGAATGGTTTTCCCTATTTTATTACACGAATTAGCCAAAGGTGTGTTAGAATTGATGTCCCTTTGGGGCCTACCAAAAAAGGAAAATGGTGAAATAGACCTTGATGCTAAAAATTATGTTTATGATAAAACTGATAACCTAGAGTTTGAAACAAATGATATTCGTTTAGGAACTAAAATATGGGAAAGATTTGTACAACAAATCCCAATGGATAATCAAGAAGCTATTTCATTAACTTGGGAAAAACTACAATCTTTATCTGATAGTGAATATAACTCGATTATTGAAGGTTTGATTCAAAATAGAACTGAGGCACAACAAAAAGTTAGAAGATTGGCTGATGAGGCTATAGAGGAATTAAGATCAGAATATTCTGAAGATGTATTCGGTGGCTATGAAGATAGTCCTAGAGGAGAAGACGATGAAGATGATGATGTGGCTACACCTGAAGAAGATGGTGACGATGAGGGTAAATATAGTGATCCATTATTAAAAAAACTTCTTGGTGGTGAAGAGGAAGAAGACGAGACCCCACAAGAGGTCGGTAATATTGAGGATATGTCAGATAATGAACTAAGGGAGTTAATGGCATCCGCTATCGAAAATGAAGACTATGAATTTGCTTCACAAATTAGAGATATCTTAAAAAATAGATAAAGAAAACGGATTAGGACCGTTATAGTCTACGGACTATCAAAACCCATCAAAGTTCGCTACTATGATGGGTTTTTTCATGCCACACGATATTTATAGGCATGGGATTATCTAAAGCACAAATGTTATATGAGATAGGCAAGTGTCTATCAGACCCTATCTATGCTATTGAAAACTATTTGGAAACGGAAGATAGAACTCAAAATGGTTTCGTACCATTTAAACTATTTCCTAGACAAAAAGAATTGGTTAGTGCATATAAAGCACATCATCACAATATAGTGATGAAACCTAGACAGGCTGGTATATCTACCACTACCGCAGCTTATTTAGCCGTTTTAACTGCTTTAGCATCAAACAAAAGTACACAAAAAGTTCTTATTGCGGCAAATAAACAGGAAACAGCGAAAGAATTCTTAAAAAAGATTAGGGATTTTACTGTTCAGTTACCTGGATGGATGGATGTTTATAGACCACCTAACTCTGATTCTTGGTTTGACCCTGAAAAAAACTCTAGTTCACATTATAAATTATGGAATGGTTCTGAAGTTAAAGCGGTGGCTTCATCGAAAGATGCTTTAAGAGGTTATACACCTTCAGTTATTGTTGTCGATGAGGCGGCCTTTATAGAGGGTAACAAGGGGGAAGAATTTTATACAGCAGCACAACCATCACTTTCAACTGGTGGTAGGTCAATACTTATCTCAACACCAAATGGTCACGATCCACTTTACCATAAAGCATATGTTACAGCTGAAAAGGGTAAAAATAATTTCAATATAGTATCAATGAAATGGTATGAAGACCCACGTTATAATGGTAAAAACGATGGTTCAGGTATGTCATGGATTTTAAGACATGAAAAAACTGATGAAGTTATTGAAGAAATTGTTGACCCTAAAAGTGGTTCAGGCCCCGATGCAGTAGTTCCTGAAGAAAAATGGAATGAAATGATTGAAAAGGGTTATGTACCTAGGTCTAAATGGTTTGACGACATGTGTGCCCAACTTAATCACAATGCTAGGTCGATAGCACAAGAGTTATTGTGTTCATTTGTTGGTTCGGGTGATAACGTAATTGACGATAAATATAAAAACAGACAAGAAAGAGACAACGTAAAGGAACCAATCAGAAAAGAGTGGATTGATGGTAATATGTGGATATGGGAAGACCCGATTGCTGGGCATCAGTATATTTTATCTGCCGACCCATCTTCTGGTTCTTCTGATGACTTTGCGGGTGTTTGTATTTGGGATTTTACTACAGGCAATCAAGTTGCTGAATATCATGGAAAAGTGGCACCAGATGTTTTAGGTGAAATTTGTAAATATTATGGTGAATCATATAATGCGTTTGTTGTTGTGGATATTACAGGTGGCTGGGGTGCTTCTGTTGTTCTTAAATTAATAGAATTAGGTTACCCTAAAAAGAACCTTTATTATGATGTTACAGTTGGTATTGACTCGGTTGAAAACAACAAAGCCTTACAAAAATACATGGATAAAGGTAAGTTACCTGGGTTAAATTTCCAAAAAAATAGAAATACTATAATATCTAAACTAGAGGAGGCAATAAGATTAGATTCTTTTAAAATAAGGTCTAAAAGAATGTTGGCTGAAATAGAAACTTTTGTTTTTGTCAACGGTAGAGCTGACCATATGAAAGGTTATCATGACGACCTTTTAATGTCTGTTGCTATGTGTTGTTTTGTTGGTTCTACCTCTTTTAAAGATTTAGAAAAATCAAAAGGTCAGGCTAAAGCTATGGTAAATAGTTGGTCGGTGGAAACAAATGAGGCTAAAGATAACGATATTTTGGGAGAAGTTGTTGGTTCAGGATTTTATACCGACAAGAGAACAAAAGATAATAATGTCACCGTAGAACAATTTAGAGATAATATGTGGATTTTCGGTGGTATGAAGGGATTTAGAAAATAAAAAAATGTCAAAAAGAGTAAATTCAAACAAACCTTTTGGTGGTCAATGTAATATTAACTCAACCGCCGGACCTGTTTACAGTAAATTTTGTCCTCCTGTAAATGTGGCTGATAACACTGTTAAAAATAATAGAAAAAATCCTTGTTTTGGACCTTATGATAATTTGACTAACTACGTTTGGGAAGTGGATTTGACTAACGGTAATCACTTGGCTTATGTAGATTGTGATTATGTTTAATATACAACATAACCTTCACATTAATAAAAGGTAATTTATTTTTATAAATGATACTTATAGAAAAATTAAAGATAAATAATGGCAGATAATAAAAATAATTTAACAGTTTACCAAAAACTGTTTTACATGTTTGGTCAAGCTGGTGGGCCAAAGGCTAATACTGTATACAACAAGTATGCTTTAACTGATAATGATTTAATAGTCACCAAGTCAAGAGAAACTTTTGAGAAAGAAAAATTACAACTACAACAACAAAAATATTTAGAAGGTCAATGGGCTAAGGTTGATAGTGAACTTTATCAAAAATCAGTTTTTTACGAAACTTCTAGAGTAGCTTCTTATATGGACTATGAGGCCATGGAGTTTACACCTGAAATAGCTGTAGCTTTAGATATTATGGCTGAAGAATCTTGTACATTAAATGAACAAGGTCAAATAATGTCAATCTACTCAGACTCAAAAAGAATTAAAAAAGTATTAGAAGATTTATTCTTCAACGTATTAGATATCCATTCCAACTTACCAATGTGGACAAGAAATACTTGTAAATATGGTGATAATTTTGTTTACTTAAAAATAGACTATAAAGATGGTATTGTTGGTGGTACCCAATTAACTAATTTAGATATAGAAAGAAAAGAGATAAATCCTTTCACTTTTGAGAAGAGTAAAGAAGATAAAGATTATGATTCAAAAAAGAAAAATGTTAAATTCTTTTGGAAAGACAAGGGATTAGATTTTAACGCATGGGAAGTAGCACATTTTCGTTTATTAGGTGACGATAGGAAATTACCTTATGGTACTTCTGTTTTGGAAAAAGTTAGACGTATTTGGAAACAATTACTTTTAGCTGAAGATGCTATGTTAGTATATCGTGTTACAAGAGCACCTGAAAGAAGGGTGTTTAAAGTTTATGTAGGTAATATTGATGACGCAGACGTTGAGGCTTACGTACAAAAAGTAGCTAATAAATTTAAAAGAACACAAACAGCTGATAAACAAACAGGCCAAACAGATATTAGATACAATACATTAGCTGTAGACCAAGATTTCTTTGTTCCTGTAAGAGACCCTAATGCGAATAGTCCAATAGAAACATTGGCTGGGGCTAGTAATCTAGACCAAATAGCTGACATTCAATTTATTCAAAGAAAATTAGTGACAGCACTTAGAGTTCCAAAAACATTTTTAGGTTTTGAGGAAGCTGTTGGTGAAGGTAAGAATTTAGCGTTAATGGATATTAGATTCGCGAGAACTATTAATAGAATCCAACAAGCTATGATTCAGGAGTTAAACAAGATAGCTATTATCCACCTTTACATACTAGGTTTCCATGATGAATTAAACGATTTTAAATTAGTACTTAATAACCCTTCTACACAAGGTGAGATGTTGAAAGTTGAACAATGGAAGGAAAAGATATTACTTTACAAAGATTTAGTTTCAGCAATAGACGGTGGTATTGCACCAACATCACACACTTGGGCTAAAAAGAATATATTCAATTGGTCTTCTGACGAAATTTTAGAAGATTTAGAACAACAAAGATTAGAAAGAGCAGTTTCTAAAGAACTAGAAGCAACACCTGAAATAATTAAAACTACAGGATTCTTCAAAAAAATAGATAGACTATACGGCGAATTACCAACTAGTAAAGAAGGTGAAGGTGAAGCAGGAGGAGAAACTGGAGGCTTTGGAGGAGAAGAAGCTGGCGGTGGATTCGGTGGTGGAGAAACTGGAGGCTTTGGAGGAGAAGAAGCTGGCGGTGGATTCGGTGGTGGAGAAGAAACTGGTGGAGAAGAAACCGGTGGGTTTGGTGAAAGTTTTAGAGGTGATGAAGGCGTAATTGATAGATTACTTTTAGAAGGTAGGAAAAAAAATGAAGATATTTTTAATATGACTAGGGGTATTGATAAGTTATTGAACGAGGAAAATAGTGATGAGGATAGCTTAATTATTGATTAGGGCATATTTATTTTAAAAAATGCTATGAATTTCGGTACATTAAAAGATATATTCCTTGAAAAACTAATAGAATCACACACTACTGAAGATAAAAGTGGTAAGGATTTATATAGAAATTTTTTAAAAATATTAAAAGAAAGTGAAACACTAAGAACTGCTTTTATTGTTTTTAAAAATTTAGAATCTAAAACAATTAATACAGAAACATCTGCAACTGAATACTTAAAAGAATCTATATCTTTATTTGACAAGTATAGAGGTGATAAATCTTTACCAACAGAATGTAAAAAATTACAAAATTTACTTGAGAGTTATGATATAGATTACTCTAAGAAAGAAACAAAACCGTTACATAAATACATACAAGATTTAATAGTAACTAAAAAAGATATTAATAGTTTAGATAAAATACATGAATCTAAGTCTAATGTTATCTCTTGGTTGATGTCAGAAAAATCAATTGTTAATGAATCTGAAGATACAATAATTAATAAAAATGTTGATCCAAAAAAATTCTTAGACATAGCCACACAAAAATTTAATGAAAAATATAAAGATTCTTTAACTGAAGAAGAAAAAGAAATACTAAAGGTTTTACGTGAAAATAACGAAGAAAAAACTAAAACCTTAGTCTCAAATTTAATTAAAGAAACCATTTCTCTAGTTAACCAAAATTTAAAAGATTATGATAGTAACGTTACAATAAAAGCGAAACTATTAGAAACTAAGGACCTTATCTATCAAATGATAGAAAATAACGACAGTTCTAGTAGTAAAGTTTTAAAACTGTACGAACTAAAAAATAATCTAAAAAATGATTAGTAGATTTTTAAATCATTTTGTAAATAGTTTTGGTTTTAGTTGTACTAATGACTTTAGTGGATCAATTGTACACGCCAATCTATTATCGATAACATTACCTTTAGCAGGTATTTCAGCTATTTTAGAAAGTTTAATGGGTTTACATAGTTTAACTATCGTAGCCTTTGTTGTTTTAGTGATACTAGAGTTAATTACTGGTATTGCCGCTTCTAGGTCTAGAGGTGAAAAAATAGTTTCTCATAAATTTAGTCGTTTTGGTTTAAAAGTTTTTGTATGGATGTCACTCCTTTTCGTAACCAACAGTATGAGATTAGAGTATGATGGACATAAGGATTTATTATCTGTTTTAAGTACGGGATTTTTTAGTTGGTTACATGGTGCCCTTTTTGTCTACATAACATTAGAGTACTTAATTTCTGTGCTGGAGAATTTAGGTTCCTTAACTAATGAAAAGAATAAAAAAACATTAATCACAGCAATAATAAATAAGTTAAATAGTTTCCTCAAAATTGAAAAAAATGAAAGAAAAAATGAAGAAGTTTAAAAATTTTTTTACAAAAATTGGTAAAGACATAGTATGGTTTTTTACTGAGATAATGAAAATGTATTCAGGACAAAAATCTTTCTTTTCTAAGAAAAGAGTAGAGTCTGGTTTAGCTTTTGCTATAGCACAATTTGGTATGGTATTCTTTTTAATGAAGAAGATAGATGCTATGGATGTTTATGAATTAAGTATTTGGGCAGGCATGGAATTTTTAATAGCTGGTTACACTGTTAGTCAAATACAAAAAGAAAAAAAGACAACCGATGTCCCTGAAGAGGAAAAAGAAGTAATAGAATAGTGAAAATAGCCTCCCAAATGGGGGCTTTTTTTTGTTCTATAAATTTAGTATATTTTAGTAAAATAGTTATATATGAATAAAATTTTTTTAGAGTACATTTGGTTGGATGGGAACCAACCACAACAATTAAGGAGTAAAACAAAAGTAGTATCTAGGGTTGATACCCAAGACCCAAAAAATTTACTGTGGTCCTTTGACGGCAGTTCAACAAAACAAGCTAAAGCCGGAAAAGGTGAAAACACTGATTGTATACTTAAACCTGTTTATGCCACAAAAGACCCCTTTAGGGGTGGTGAACACATGTTGGTTTTATGTGAGGTTCTAAACCCTGATGGTACACCACACAAAACAAACACAAGACACAAGTTAGAAAAATTAACACAAGTTTTAGATTTAGATGACGAATTAAAATTAAAATCTGACTTACCATGGTTTGGCTGGGAACAAGAATACACACTGACACACAAACCTCTTATGCCTTTTGGTGATGGTGAGGGATTACCTTTAGGTTTTACGGGAGATTGGTCTAGATTACCAAGACCCCAAGGGGATTATTATTGTGGTATTGGTTCTGATACAGTTGTTGGTCGTAAAATTGTAGAAGAACACATGGAAAAATGTTTGGAAATTGGTTTAGAAGTATCAGGTATTAACGCTGAGGTACTTTTAGGTCAGTGGGAATACCAAGTAGGTCCTGTAACACCATTAAACGGTTCAGACCAATTATGGATTTCTAGGTACATTTTACAACGTGTGGCAGAAGATCACAATGTTAACATATCATTACACCCAAAACCAATAAAAGGTGATTGGAATGGTTCAGGATGTCACGTTAATTTTTCAACAAAAGAAATGCGTGAAGAAGGTGGTTTAAGTATTATAGAAGAATCTGTTAAAAAACTTGGTCTTAACCATAATGAACATATTAAAGTCTATGGTTTAAGTAATGAAGAAAGATTAACCGGCGAACACGAAACATCAAGTATTCATGATTTTAGTTATGGTTATAGTACAAGAGATACAAGTATTAGAATCCCAGCACAAGCAAAAATAGACGGTTGTGGTTATTTTGAGGATAGGAGACCGGCATCGAATTGTGACCCTTATATGGTATCTTATGTGATGTTAGATACTGTATATAACAAGGTTATTGAGCCTGTGTCTTCTAATTAATCTTAAAATGAAAAGAGGGAAAGAAATGGAAATCGAAACTCAATACCAATATAACGTAAAATCGGGAACAGTAGACAATAAAAACCCCAAATCAATTTATATCCAAATATCAGCATGGGGCAAACCAAAAGAAAATGGTGTAGAGGATTATGAATCTATTTTAAGGAATAAATCTAAAAGAGTAAAAAGAAAACTATTTGAGGTTTTAAGAGAAAATGATTTTTATAAAAATAAATCCATAGTTGATTTTAACATGGCTTCTTCAGGTGTTAACTACGATAAAAGAAGTTTTATGTCTGTTGAAATGACTTTATTTAAGAAAGAACCACTACTACCAATAAATTCAGAAGAAATGATACCTTTAGTAAAAGACATATCTGAAAAAATAATAAAAGATGTGTTTGAAGTAGATGAAAATTTTGAGTTTTACAAAAGAAAAAGTTAAATAAAATGGGGGTCAGTGACCCCCATTTTTTGTTTTAAATCAATATTAGCATATTTATAAAAAAACTTAAATATGAAAATATTAAAACCAAAAGAAGAAGGGTATGGTTTTTTAGTTGAGTATGATTCTGGATATATTTCACCTGAACTAAGTTGTCCAGATGGTGTGTGTACAAATCATAATTTAATTAGAGAATTTAAATCGGGTACAAATTTAGGTCCTGATGGTGAACTACCTGATAAAATAGAAATATACGCTGTATTACAAAAATGGGGTGTAGAAAATAAAAACGGTAGAATATATCCTGAAGAAATCCTTAAAAGAGAGGCAAAAAGATACCAAGAATTTATTGATATGGGAACATCCCTTGGTGAATTAAATCACCCAGAATCCTCTATTATTGATGCTGATAGAGTATCCCACAGAATTACTGAAATTTGGTGGGAAGGAAGAACTCTTATGGGTAGAATGGAATTAGATACAACACCTGGTTATCATAAAATGGGTATTATATCTTCTGTAGGGGATAAAGTACTTAATATGATTAGGAAGGGTTGGACTGTTGGTATTTCTTCTAGGGGAGTTGGATCTCTTAAAAACGAAAATGGTAAAAATGTTGTACAAGATGATTTTGAATTAATTTGTTGGGACATTGTGACTTCTCCTTCTACACCTGGTTCTTGGATATCTACAGATGAGGGAGATTTAAAACCTTACATGGAATCAATAAATAAAAAATTAGATTTATTAAATGATGATTCAAAAGAAATTAAAAAATATTTATCTGAAAATGAATCTAGATTACTGGATGGTTTAAATAAATTTTTAGGATGAAAAATAAAGTTATTATAAACGAAAGAGAACTACAAAGTTTAGTTAAAAAAGTTGTTAGAGAAGAAAAACTTAACAATATAAACGAGGCTTTACCAAGAAGAGAACGTGAAAGACACGAGACTAATTGGAGAAAAAGGGAATTTGAACCTTATCAAAGGGAATCTGATATTATGTCAGCATTTGGACCTTACTCAAATGACGTACCACCAAATGTGGTATCTTATTTAAGAAAAAATCCTAGAACATTTTTAAGAAAAATGGTAGATGTTTATGGTATGGATAAGATATTAGATTTTATCGGTTACCAACAACCTGAAATGGCTGAAGGTTATAATCATTATATGAGTGATTTTGTTACTAACGCATATAATGATTATAAAGAGGGTAAAATTTCTAAAGAAGAATTAAAATCTTTGATTCCACATTTAGAGAGACACGAAAAAGAGGAACTTCTTAATCTTTTACGTTCAGAAAAAAATAATTAAAATAATTAATGCGCAGCTTGCAGCAAGCAGCTTAAGCAAAAAGCAAGCAGCAAAAATAATAAATAAAAAATTAAATAATAAATAAAATGAAAAAAATTGTTAGACTAACAGAATCAGATTTGGAAAGATTGGTTCAAAAAATTATTAAAGAAGAGGGTGAAGATGTTGAGATGTCACAAGGGTTACAAACAAAAACTGATAGAATCATGGATTTACCGGCTTTTGAACAATTAGTAAAAGCAATTAAATCTAAAAATGCTGACCAACAAGTTGAGGTTATTATGACATTGTTAAAACAAATGGATTTAAAAGGTAATTTTGGTATTAAATTTAAACAAGCACTTAAAACTTTAGGTTAATGAATATCCGTAGAATCATAAAAGAAGAACTTCTTAAAGAGGCCGGTGGTTATGATGACTTAAATGTAATGGGTTTACACGCGGGTCATGTAATGGGTACATTGAGTAACACCTATAATGATTTAACAAATACGTTACAAGGGTTGGCTAATGCTATTGTAGACGGTTCACCAAAAATGGATTTGGCTGGGTATTTAACGGAGGCTTCTAATGAAATGGATACTCTTATAGATGTTATAAAAATAGCTATAAAAGATTTTACTGAAGATGATTTAATTGCTAAAGCTGAAATGATAATAAAAGCACTCAATACTTTTAGAAAAAAAATAGATATACTTTCTAGGTTTAATGATGCTATGGGTGGTGATATTGAATTTATTGAAAGGGTCAAAACTTTATTAATGGATTTAATACCTTCACTACAAGAATATGGTGAACAGTTAAGGGTTACCAATAAAATGTTTGGTGATAGATTGTCGGGAATGAATAGAGGTGCTTTTGGTTCAGGATTTAGTTCTAATTAATACTTCACAAATTAATATATTTTTTTTATTATTAACATGTAAATAATTATTAATTTTTTAAAACGTTTTAAAATGGGAGACCAAGTAACAAATTTTTTCCTCGTTAAGGTTGAGTTCGAGACAGTAAACGAACAAACAGGGAAACCAAAAAAAATCAAAACACAGTATCTAGTTGATTCAATGACTTGTACTGAAGCTGAAGCAAGAACACATGAATACCTTAAAGGTACCGTATTAGATTACGAAATTGTGTCAGCAGTTAAATCACCAATAGAAGATGTGATTAGAGTTGAGGTTACGGCTTAATAAAAAAAACAAATGAATAAAAAGACTCAGAAATGGGTCTTTTTTTTAATCCCTATATTCTTCAGGTAGATCCATACCATCAGCTATTTTATCAAACAATCCACCATGTTCTTTGTTTTTGGGTAAATCTTTTCCTACTGAAGCATGAATTAATTCGTGTGTAATAACCCATTTAAGATATTCCCTATTTTTTAAGGCTTTAGATTTAATACCCATTAAACCGTTTTCACCATTTTTAGGGTGATTAAATCCCGCTATTTTACCATCTTTGATGGAATCATCTATTTTAATATCTATTCTTGGTAAGTTTAATTCTTTACCAGTAACTTCTTTATAGACTTTTTTTAACTTTTCTTCTATTGACTTTTTTAAAGATTTAATATCCTCTAAATCTTTATTTTTTTCCATTAAAAAAGGGTTTTTAACCTCATTGGAGATACTTTCCTTTATTATTTTTTTTAAAAAATCATTCATATGTTAATAAATATCTTGGTTTTTTGTTAACACGATTAAAAAAAATTAATCTTTTCCACATTTAATGAATATTTATTTGAAAAACCTGCATTTGTGCAGTGCTTTTTTTAATAATAAAAAATAATAAAAAACAAAAAAATGGCTCAAACAAGAAAGTCTATCATCGATGAAGCTTTTATGGAAGCGGAAAGCATTGAACAAGCTTTCAAAGCCAACTCAAAAGAAATACTGGCTCACACAATGGGTTCAGAAATTGAAGAAATGGTAAAGGAATCACTAGGTTCGATTGGCTTAAACGAAGACGAAGATGAAGAGAATGTTGATTTGGAGTTAGATTTAGACTCCGAAGATGATGCCGGCTTAGACGCTGGTGAAGATATCGACCTTGACTTAGGTGACGAGGGAGATGAAGACCTTGACCTTAACCTTGACTTAGATGACGAGGATATGGAAATGGGTGGTGAAGACCTTGAAGTAGTTGATCTTACAGGTGAAGACAATGAAACTGTTGTTAATGTATTTAAAAAAATGGCAGATGAAGATGAAATCGAAGTTGTACAAACTGAAGATGGGGTTGAAATCAAGGATAACGCAACCGGTGCTGAGTATAAAATAGAACTTGGTGGTGGTATGTCTGAATTAGGTGATGACGAATCTGAAGAATTTGATTTGGAAGATGAGGATGAATTTGATTTGGAAGATGAAAATGTCGAAGAAGGTACAATCTATGAAATCGTATTAGATGAAGAAGATGTAAATGAAATCGGTGCCGCACAAGGTGAAAATGAGATGTTCTGTTTCCATCACCCTGAAGCATGTTTAGATAAACTAGACAAAATGGGTGAAGAAGGAATGGAAGATGAAATGACTGAAGATTTAGCTGGTACTAGAGGTTATCGTGGTATGAAAGGTAGAAGACATTCTGCTGTAACACATCACCCTAGAACAACTAATGAAAACAGTACACCTAAGTTCTTAAAGTTAGTAAATGAAAACAAAGTTCTAAAAAGTAAAATAAGTTCTATTGTGTCTGAAAACGAAACTTTAAAAGAAGACTATAATAAAATGGTTGACGCTCTTAAAGAATTCAGACAAAAATTAAATGAGGTAGCAGTATTTAACAGCAACCTTACTTATACAGTTAGATTATTTACTGAACACTCTACTACTAAAGATGAAAAAGTTGATATCATCAAAAGATTCGATGAAGCTAAATCTCTTAAAGAATCTAAGAATGTTTACAAAAACTTAGTTAAAGAAATCTCTAAGACTAAAGTTCCTCTTAAAGAATCAATCGAAGAAAAACTTAATGAAACTAAAAGTAGTGGTTCAGCAACAGAAATAACTGAATCAAAAGTTTACGTAGACCCACAAATTGAAAAAATGAAAAAATTGTGGTCATACGATTATAAAAAATAACAAAAATTAAAAACCAAAAAAATGGGATATTTATTAAAATCAGGTGAGGTTGGTAATATCGGACTTAAGCATCAAAAAGCGGTTCGTGAGGCAACTGTAAACAAATGGGAATCTTTAGGATTCTTAGAAGGTCTTGATGGCCACGTAAGAGAGAACATCGCTTTGTTATATGAAAACCAAGCATCAGTTCTTATCAATGAAACTACAGACGCTAACTCTTCTGGGTCTTTCGAAACTGTAGTTTTCCCTATCGTTAGAAGAGTTTTCTCTAAATTATTAGCTAACGATATCGTATCTGTACAAGCTATGAACTTACCAATCGGTAAATTGTTCTACTTTGTACCTAAAGCTTCTGAAAGAATTTCTGAAGGTGGTAAAATGAGACATGGTGAACCAGTTGTTACAACTTGTGTAGATGCAGGATGTGATAAAACAGTTTATGATTCATGTGCTAAAAATCTTTATGATAGATTTTATAACGATGAGTTCTTTGATCAATCAAAAGGTGCTTATTCAGCGGTTTCTAGAAACGCTGACGTAGTAGTTTGGACAGCTTGTTCAACAGGTAACGAATTTACTGAAGGTGTTGCTGCATTTGCTGGTGACGGTTCTCTTAGAACACAAATCGTTAAAGTATGTGGTTTCGTATCTGATGGAGCTGGTAGATTAACAGGTCCTAACGGAAACGAAATGGATACTGAAGAATTTTTAGCTTCTTTAGATGTTACTGTAACAGGTGACTTACTTGATAAAGATGGTCAAGTAGTTTTCACATCAGGTGATAAAGTTCCTTTCAGAGTTGTTACTCAAAAATACGGAAAAGGAATCGTTAATTACACTGATATCTGTGACGCTAACGGATGTATCTATTTAGAATTAGATTTAACACATCCAGTATGTGCTACTTGTGGTGACGGTACATTAGACGGTTACATTGGTGTACTTTCAGGTTCTACTGGTGTTATCGAACCTGGAGTTGCATCTAGTGACTTAGGTGGTACTGTATTCGGAGCTGTTTGGAGAAACTATGAAGATTTAGAACTTGAGTCTCAAATGGGTGAAGTTTCTTTCGAATTAGAATCAATCACTGTTTCTGTAACTGAAAGAAAACTAAGAGCTACTTGGACTCCTGAATTAGCACAAGACGTATCAGCATTCCATAACATCGATGCTGAAGCTGAATTAACAGCTTTATTGTCTGAGCAAGTTGCAGCTGAAATTGACCGTGAAATCTTACGTGACTTACGTAAAGGTGCAGCATGGCAATTACGTTGGGATTATAACGGTTATAAGAGATTAGGAGCTCTTACAGCAGCTTACACTCAAAAAGAGTGGAACCAAACATTGGTAACGGCTATCAACCAAATCTCAGCTCAAATCCACAAATCTACATTAAGAGGTGGAGCTAACTTTATCGTGGTTTCTTCTGAAGTATCAGCTATCTTTGATGATCTTGAGTACTTCCACGTATCTAACGCTTCTCCTGAGCAAGATAACTACAACATGGGTATCGAAAGAGTAGGTTCACTTTCTGGAAGATATACAGTATACCGTGACCCTTACGCACCAGCTAACTCAGTGTTGATTGGTCATAAAGGTAAGTCATTGTTAGACACAGGTTACATCTACGCTCCGTATGTACCTCTACAATTGACACCTACAATGTACAATCCATTTAACTTCGTACCTGTTAAAGGTATCATGACTCGTTACGC